CCGCCCACCCTTTGTACCCTGCAAGATGCGGCACCAAGAAGCGTGTGAAGGAGAACTCCGTGGACGAAAGCGGGTCATGCTCACGCCAGTACAAGTTCTTCTCACGCATCTCCTGTTGTTTGATTGGCTGAATGTCGAGCGGCACAGACGTGTGCTTCTCCAACGACCGTTTGCAAGCACGATACGCAACGTCCTCGCGGCTATCCCAACCAATAAAGATTTTCATCATATTGCCTCAAACAGTTGCTTACGGCTCGGCCCCTTGTAGTGCAGTATTTTCGCATCGTCTGTCTTGTGTTCGGGTAGACACGCATATACTGACTCGTCGAACTCGGCACAGCCGTACTTCTCGGCGTAGATGCGTAACACTTCTTGATCACCGTACCACTTGCGGTACTTCGGATGCAGTTCCTCGTAGATTTTTAACATCTCTACCCACACTTGCGAGTCCTTGACCGCCACAGCGCAGCCCACATACGGGTACAGTTCTCCCATAGTTTTACCCTTGTGCTCATCAAACGTCAGCCCACGCTGCTCGATGTTGAACTCCGTGTCGATGTTGAATGACCTCTTACAGAACGCAATCTCTGTGCCGCTCAACATCTCTTCGATATCAACCCAACTCTGCACGATCATATCGGTGTCCAGATAGAGTGCAGGGCCATTGATGTCGAGCCGTGCATACGCCTTGGCTCTTGAGTACATCAAGTTGTTTGGGTCTACTTCTATCTCAAACCTGTCAGTCACGCCCATCACATCGGGTGTCGCGCTGTCCGTACACATGATGATGTCAGCACTTGGGTTGTACCGCAGCAGGGACTTGACCATCTTCTGTGGATAAGAAATGTCTTTGCCCACGTGGAAGAAAACGAAAGTCTGCCGTTGTCGTTGGCGTTCACCCAACATCACTTCAAGTTCTTCTTGGACTTGACTCAACTGCAAATCCCACGGCGCGTTCATGTTCTCGCGCTGATAAACCCTCACGCCGCTGTACCACAGACTCTGGTTGCCGACTCGGTTGTTCCAGTACCAGAGTTTGTTGGCATCAAGTAATAAAACATCCTTGCCCATCGCCCCTGCCAGATGCACGGTCGTACAGGATGGCGAGATGACCACACTGCATATCTCCATGAGTGCAGCCACGTTCTCCAAATCAAAGAACGTATCAATATGCGTAGTGATTAGGTTCGGATGGAAGTCCCGGCCTTGCTCTTGAACCTCACCAAACTGAAGGTTGATGAACTTCAAGTTCGGCTTATCCAGAATCGAACGGAACGCCTCCAACGGCACAGACTTGTGCTGCCCGATCACAGGTGCGGTACTTGTCCAAGAAAGTCCTACTACAAAGTCATCCTCATGCAGCCCGTACTCTTTGCGGAGCATGGCTACGCGCTCTGGGTCAGCCTTGAGATAACGGAACGACACGCTCGGTGCTATATCACGCACTGAGTTGATGAAGTATTTACCCAAGGACGCAATCGGTATGTGCGAATCATGCTCACTCATCTTGACCCGTGCATTGTGCGATAGGAACTTGACGTTCTTCGCCCTGCATCCACGTTGAAAGAGATTTGCCATACGCAGGTCAACCATGACGGTGACCTCATCGACCTCCCGTGCCAACGCTTCGATCAGCGAACCATACAAAATCTGATCACCAATGCCTTGCTCACACCAGACAATCGGACGGCGCAGTCCCTTGCCACGCTCCCACTGCGGGTGCTTGGTGTGCAACTTCGGAGACTTGAAAGACTTACTTCCCCATCGCCGCTCGTAACCTTCCCAACCCTTCTTGAAGTCGCCCATTTGAAGAGCAAGAAGACCCACAGTCCATCCTGCATCGTCGTTGTGCGGCTCTAGTTGGGCAGCAATCTCAAAGTGCTGTCGTGCAAGATTCCAACGGTGCATCTCCCAGTGGCATCGTCCAATCTGCAATTCGACTGCCGTCATGATTGGCAACGCAACGTGTACGTTACTCAAGATGCCGATAGCCTCGTCGTAGTTACCGCTTTCAGCCGCTTCGACGCCCATCTTGTAGATGGCCTGTGCAAACTCAGCAAGACTTTTCTGCTTGGGTTCTCCGCTCACCAGTAGTTTCCCCCTCGTCCGATACTGCCCCGACTGCACCGCCAATTAGGTGGCGGCACCTTGCACCATGCGTAGTGAGCCTCGTACTCACGACGCTTCCACCAGTTGATCAATGTACGGATCATACGGCCTCCTGTGCTACGACTTGTAGCAGGGACAACGGGATGGACATAGCAGTCTTCCCGCCATAATGGCGCGGATAGATGAGCACACGCCCCGGTGACTCCAACATCATCGCGTTGGCGACACCCTTCTCGATACCCTCAAAGTCATCAAGCACAAAGACCGTGTGCGGAGCCAAGATTTTGTTGAGCGGCTCTTCATCCTGCTGACTCAAGCGACCGTCGAGATAGACCAGATCAGCCTTCAATCCTTCCTCTGCCATGTCAGCAAACATTTCATGAGAAGGTGTGTGAAAATACTGCTCAATCAGTTTGGCTTGTTCTGGATACAGAGCAAGATCAATCCTATTTGATACGTCACACGTGCGAATCTGCGCGGTAGTTCCTGTCGCCAAATCCATCACCAAAGTAGATACACCAATGAATGTACCTACCTCGGCAATGACCTCGGGCTGAAAGAACTTGACTATCTTGTACAAGTCCCCCGCATCGTTCTCACCCAACGACCCTGTGTTGTAGTCAGCCTGTTCCCTGAGATGTTGCTGCCCCTGCACGATGTCTTGGATTTTGCTCCAGTCCATATCGACCTTCTCGTCGATGATTTGCCAGACTATCTCGCTCAAGCGACGGCGACTTAACTGGATGGGGCGGATCATGCTCCCTTCCTCACGTCGATCTCACGCTTGAGATAGAACAACGCCTTCTCCAAGTCCTGCACGGGGTCGGAGTCCTTCTTACCCGCACGGCTCACATACTTCACCACGTTACCCAAACGATAGTTCAAGTCCTTCGCTTCGATGAAGTCGATGGTCTCGATACCACCGTCACGATAGTGCGGGGGATGGTTCACCATGTCGGGAGGGGAAATCACTTCCAACGCTTTTTTGGCTTGAAAGACTTCTTGGATGAGCCTCGACCGTGGGCTTTTGAATGCTGCCTTGACCTTCTTGATGTATTTCTTTTCAGCCTTCACGACCTTCGGATTGTGACTGCGTTCGGGCTGCGCTTGTTTATTCTTCGCCGCTTGCCACTTGACTTGATGCACCAAATTAACGGAAAACTTCGTTTGCTTGACGATTTCTTTGACACTCAAACCACGCGCCAATAAACGGCGAATCTTTTCAGACTTACTCATGACTAAACTCCTTGCGTAGGGTTTCTACGTTTGTTTCATCTATCAACAATGCGATGCCACCTGTTTTGCGGATGTCATCGAGATGCTTCAATTGAAGCGCGGTGGGCTTGCCACCGTTGGCTTTACACTCTATACCATAAAATTTTCCGCGTAAACAAACTAAAAAATCGGGAACCCCGGCGTTCCCGAAACCAGTTCCTACCGGCATGGCGTAGTACGCTCCCACCTCCAATAAGATTTGCTTAACACGTTTTTTAACTTTTGCTTCTGGGGTCATATTCTATCCACCAACATCCAGTAAGCGCCCATCCCATGCACACTGTCTGAGCAAGAATTTGCATCAATCGACAAAGTAAGCGATGACGGGATCAGTCGTTCGGGATCGTAGTAGTCCACTCTGTTCGTACCGCCTTCAAGATACATCTTCGTCATGGCGACAGAGGCAAGCAAACTCTTGCGTATGTCTTCGGGAATATCTTGAAATGTGCGGTAGTACTCAATCGGCATCGTCATGTCGCAGCCATTTGTATCGTCAGCGATAGAGTGGACACTATCGATATGTGAGTAGTTGTCGAATGTATGTTTGAAATGCGCTGCACCAATAAAGTAGCCGACATCTTTGCCGTAGCCAAACATCCACTTCTCACGATCAAAGAACTCACCAAGTTTTACAACGTTCGAGGAGTGATTAGAGCGAGATGCTGTTATGGCAGAGTGCGCTTTGTTAATCGCATCACGTATGCGCGAGGGGATATCTGCTTCGGCAACATCGTTGAAGTAACGCTTGATCAACCAAGTCGCTGACTCGCTGTTGATGTCCGACATCACGGAATAACTAGCAGGAAACTTCTCCCGCAAGTGATTGGTCACGGCTCGTCCCATGTTGTTGGCAATATGGTTGTGGTAGTTCAACGCTGTGGACAGCGCACGATCAAATGTCGCCCCGGCAGAATTTGCAGAGTTGAGTATGCGATTGACCAGATACATACACTTCTCAGAGTTACCCAAGTGCGTCGAGAATCGCGGCAGTGCGTCGGGAGTGTCGTATGAACAAATACGGAAGTTCCCGCCAGACATCCCTATGTAAGCCACACGTAAGTTGTTGGGCAGACCAAGGTGTACGGTAATCTGCGAATTATCTCGGTCGTTATTGTGTGTTATTTCCACACAACGCAGTTTGGTCTTGGAATACACTTTCAAAAACGGGAGATACAACGGCGACTGCTTCAGTGCATTCTGTGCCGTTACCGGAACCCATGGCGCGAAAAGGTCAGTCGCGTTTAGGGCAAATGATTTGCTGATTCTTTTAGACATCTCACATCTCCCTCAAAAAGTATTTGCGGCCTTTGCTGTCCTCAAGCAGGTCAGCCTCGTCGTACCAATCGGTGTCGTAGTCCCAGATTTCGACATCGACATTATCCGGTGCCTCGATGACTTCGGGGATACCACCTTCGATGGTGATGATTACTCGTTTCTTGTCGCTCATGCCTTGTCCTCCTCTTTAATCTGCACATCGCAGGTCACAGTCCAGTTGACGAACTCATACTTGTCGGGGTCAACGAACCATCGTCGGCGCAGGTCCTCCGCAAGCAACTTGGTGACTTTCTCCTCATCGACCTTGCCCGTCGAGTCCACAACATCCGCCAACTCGACGCTAACCTTGTTCGGAGCAGGGTCATCCTCGTCCACCATGTACTCGTCCGGGTCTTCGTCCCATGTCGTCCAGTAAGAATCGCTAGGCTCAAGCGCATCGTCATCGTCGCTGCACAACTCCTCCCATTCCTCGGGAGTGAAGTGCTTATGCAAGCACTCGTCGCTGCAGTAGTAAGCCCTGCCGCCATCAAAGCAGTACCCCTCATTCATGCCCTTGCCGCACTCGTCGCATTCACGGGCGTATTTCTTGTAAGCCATGTCACACCTCCACTTTTACTGTTTTGCCACCGTTCGGCGGCACAAAGTCACGCTTGCTTGTCACAAGCCACAATGTCGGACACATCACATCCCATTTGATATCGCTCTCAACGTAACCATCGGTGAACACCAACACACAGTCGGCTTTGTAGTTACGCTTGAGCATATGTTCGCTCACGCACGATACATGCGTGCCACCTCCGCCCGTGGGTTTCAACAACTTGGATATATCGTTGAACCCGTCTGGTGTGAACACCTGCTCGCTACTGACCGTCGTATCCCACCACATGACGCGCAGTGCATCGGGGTGTACTTGCTCACAGATAGACTGCAACTCAGCGGCGAACTCGTTAATCATCGCAGCATTGATGCTGCCAGACGTATCGATGGCGACCACGATGTCGCCCACCTTCTCGCTGATGACTCCCGGCTGAATGATGTCATCCAGAATCATCCGTTTGTCGAACTTGCGATAGGTATGCTCATCGTTGCCTTGAGCAACGCTTGAAACGAACTCACGCAAGGCAGTCGCCCAATCGACCTGCGGCTGCAACGTCTCGGTGACCGACCTTGGCAACTTCTGACCAAACCGCCCTGCCAACAACCCACCTTGGTGGATGGCTTCGTTGACTTGCTCGACATACTCCTTCATCTCCTTTGCCGACATCTGCTCAGCATTGCTCATGTCATGTTCATCAAGCGGCTGGCCCGCACCGTTGCTTTGCCCGCCCTGTCCACCGCCTTGTTCTTCCTCCTTCTCCAAGTGTCGGTAGATTTCGGGGTAAGACCATCCGTGGAACTTGGGGTCATACAAGCCACCGTCCGGTAACTTGATGAACGCCTTGTCCTTGATGTTCATGATTACATCATTGACTACATAGTCAGCCGCCATGTTCGCCAACTTGGAGTTCTTCTTCCAATACGGCAAGCCACGCACCGTGTGCTTGAACACTTTGTGTAGACCTTCGTGCAACTTCAAGCCGCGCACCTCGGGTAACATGAGTTTGTTGAGGAACGCCTCGCCATACTTCTCGTTGACACCATCCGTACAAGCGGTTGGTACGTTGTCCACGACAGTTGTCTTGCCCATCACCAACACACCGGCATACGCCGCCGTCTCGGGGTGACGCAACAGGTCAACCGTTGCTTTCTCCAGTTTTTTGATCGCTTCTTGCATGATGCACCTCGTTAGTTAGACCAACAGTTCCGGGTTGTCCTTTACAAACTGCGACACCGCCGCATTGTTCTTGGCGAGTTTGTGTAACTTCGGAGCGTAGACCATCGATACAAAGATGGACTGCAACTCCTTCGTCGTGGCTCGTTTGATGAACATCATCGCGCTCGTCATCTCGTCGTTCGTACTGATGGCATCCACCAGATTGAACATCGTCATGAACAGTGCAGCGGTTTTCTCTGGCAAGCGAACGCTCTCGGGGTTGGTGAAGATGTCGTTCGGTTTGATCAAATCACTGTTCATCTTGAAGAAGTTCGCCATGGACTCGGCTGCTGCTTGACCCACGATGCCGCACATTGCAGCAAGTGATACATCAAACCCAAGCACCTCCCACAACTTGACCACAGAGTCGTTCTTCTCAAGCGAACGGGGTGATACGAACGACACATTGGTCGAGCGTGGGCTGAACACGTACGGATTGCCCGACACATCCCCGTCTTTGTATGACGCAAACGCAGAGTCATTGAGCGACACCCAAGCGCGGGTCAGCGCACTGATGTTGTTCTCACCCGCCCACGCTGCCCACTGCCTTGAACTTGGCCCACGCATGTTGAGCAAGCCAATGCGATTGCCAACGTGTGCTTCGATGTTGTCGTTCACACCGTCTGACGAATAGTTAGATGTGCCGAACACCCTGCTGCCATCCGGCAATCTACGGTCACCGATGTACCGCTCAAGAATCAAGCGAGTGACCAGCGGTTTCAACAACTTCGGCAGTTTGAGTATCTCGTCAATCATCACCACCTTCGGTCGCGGGTCAGTGAAGTCAATCAGCCCACTGACATACTGCTCGATAGTCTTCGTCTCGCGGTCTGGCATATACATTGACAGGTCGTTCTCGCGCAGCGTACCGCCGTCGATATAGACATACTGATATTTGTCAGTCGGGAAGTTATCCCCCGGCTTGCGCCACTTGTCACCGTTGCGTTGGGCAAGCAACTTCAAGATGGAAGTCTTGCCTTGACCCGGTGATGACTGGATGACATAAGTCACGCTCTCGCCAGTCAACTCAATGAGTCGGGCGGCCTCGTTGATGTCAACGGATGGCGCAGTGTTGATGGTTGTAGATTTAGACATGTGTTTCTCCTCGTTGTGATTCCACCCATGGGTGGAAGTGATTAATTGCCAAACCCAAACTTCGACAGGATGTCATCGACCTCTGCCTTGACGTAGGCGCGGGTCGAGTCGTTCTTCTTCAACTCGTCCATGTCCACGCCAGTCAGCACCCGCTCCAGTTCAATGCGTATGGCATCCAACCGTGTGTCCCCGGCAGGGTTGAACTTCTTGAAGGTGTCGCAGAAAGCCAATGCTTTCTTGAGTGTTTCAGTATGCAAGCGACCGCGAGTGACCTTGAGTGAACCATCTTCACGCTCGACCACATTCTCGCCACATGTGTGGGATATCGACTGCATGACCTCGACCAACTGATTGACCTGTTGATTGAGCATGTTGTCGATGGTGGACTGCGCTTGCTTGTTGAAATGATTGGTCAAGTCCTCGGCAAGGTCGTGGGCAATCTGCACACGGAAGTCACCCTGCGGTACTTCGGCGGTATACAGCCGCATGGTGAATTTGTTGCGTAGTTCTTCCACCGTGGGGTAGTCTTCGCGCCGAAACATCCCGTTCAACTTGAACGCCATGTCGCTCACCTTGTTGGGATATGCATTGAGGAAGTCCTCGCGCAACTCAATCAGTTTGGCTTCGAGTGCCTTGTACTCTTCGTTGAATGCGGGGTAGTTCACAATCGGCAAGATTCCCCACTGCCCTGCCCATGAATATGTTCGACGCTTGAACCAATTGCGTACGGTCTGGCGATGGTTCACCAACTTCTTGTGCTGCGGGTCACCGGCAAGCAAGTGTTTAGCAAACTTACCGGCATCACGGTCAGTGTTCTTGAGCGCGGTAATCTCGTCGCTCACCTCGTCGTCGGTCTGTGTGCCAGTCCACACGGTCGTGCGGACATTGACCAGAATCGCAGATGTAGACAGATCGATCAGACTCTTCGGCTTTGTCAATTGGATAGACATTTGTTTGCTCCTTTGTAGAATTCCACTCTTGGGTGGAAAATTAATTACTTGATATCGGCCAAAAGTTTACGCTCTACCAGTATGAATAGTATATCAAAAGTGTACATATAAGTCAAGCAACCATCGAACGATTGTTCGGCATGAGCGGCACGTCGTTCATGGTCAGCCAGTCGTGCAGCACATGGACTGCATCACTGCTGTGTCCACCGACATGCCACACCTCGTTGAACTCGGGTTCAATGCCCTCCTCTGGGCCACAATAAGACGGGCCAACCTTCCAGTCGTAGATGGTCACGATGATGTATCGGTGTGCGTTGTAGTCGTGGAAGCGCAACACCCACTCGGCTTCAGTCTTGTAGGCATCTCCCGGCAGTGGCTGACCAAACAGTCGCACTAGGTCGCCGTACCGGACATTGATTACGCCTTGGTAGCATGTGCCACTTATTGCGTGGGGGTAGTCTTGGAACGCTTCGACTGATAACACTCTGTTCTGTAATGACATGATTAGGTCTCCTTCTATTAATTAAGTGATAGGCACGGCCAACTTGGTTGGCTCAAAACGGATGGACAGGGCGTGGCTGTGGCGGCTCGTCGAGCGGCAGTTCCATCTGCTCCCAACGCTCGTTGAGTTCGCGCCCAAACTGGCGCATGGCGTCTTCAATGGTTTCGTAGTGCATCTGCTCCATCTGCCGTTGCCATGCCTCGTCGCTGTCCTGTGCAACCCACCAATCGGCGGGAATGTCTCGCGGGGTAGTCATCGGTAAAATCCTCCTTTGTTGTTGATGCCTTTCAAGTCTTCCAAATCAGTGACCAGTATGTAGTTTGATTTGTGTAGGGGAACTACACACCGTACTACCTGCTGGGCATTCGCTTCGCCACACGGCATACACAGGTAGATGCCAAGCGCCCATCGCCTAGCATCTACCGCTTCGCCGCACTTCACACACAAGTCACTTGTCTCGTCAGATTCCGTTTTCCACCCATGGGTGGAAACATAATTAAGCGTTGCTCGCGTCATGATTTTCTCCCCATTTCCCATATAGTATACCAAAGGTAGACATATAAGTCAATACTTCAAAGAACGAAAGTTGTGGAACGCGGATCGAGTTTGTTCCAGTTGTTCCAGTCTTGTTCCAGTTTTTTGTTTACATATGCGACAGAGTTTGGAAAACGGAGCGGGAGTGAGAGAAGTGTAAGTGATTGAATTTATTAGATAGAATAAAATTAAATTTATATATAGTAGTAGAAAGTAGTGAAAAATGGTGCCTTTGTTCCGTTGTTCCAGTGTTTTAGGGGGAGAGCGGTTGGCAAAATGATAAGTTGATTCACCGCGCTGCAAACTTTCTCGCGCACGATTTTAAAATGCTTTCCCCCGCCCTATCCCGAAAAAACTGGAACAGTGGAACAAACCCGTTTTTTCTTAATGTAATCAAGCACTTGCGTGTTCCAGTCGATTTTGGAAACTGGAACAAAACTGGAACAAACACCTAAAAACTGGAACAAAACATGATTGATTATATAATTAATCAATTTCAACCCAATTTATAGGTTAATTACGTAATCAATCAATTTTGACCCCATCTAAAATGGCTAATTACGGCGAAATCTCAATTTGATTTTCCACCCATGGGTGGAATGGCCTGAATGGTGCGGCGGTTGATTGATTACATAATCAGCCACGCGATGTCGCGCAGCCTCGCACGCTCACACAAACAAGGAACTGGCATCGAAGATGCGCCCTGCAAAACGCAGGGCAAAAAAAAAGCCCCGACCGGACTAGTCCGGTCGGGGCAAGGTAGGCGCGTTAGTTACTTCTTGGTGTAGGTTTCAATTTTGGCAAGGTATGCTGCTTCTGCTGCTTTAATAGCCTCTTGGGGCCATGCCGCCGGGACACCCTTCGACCTAGCCGTGGCGTGCATTTTATCGATACCGGCTAGCGCTTTCATGCTGCGAGTAATCAGTTCACCGGGAACCCTAGCCGTCCCGGTTATGCCGCGCTCGCGTCGGGCTATCGTTTCAATGTAGGTATAGCGGTTCGATGCGTTAGTCTGCACCGCCTTACGCATTGCAGCGACTACCTTGTGACGACCCGGCTCCGATGTTTTCATCTGACCAAGTTCGTGCGGGGTCGTTCTCATCACGGTGTCGGCATTGAACGACACTACCTTACTAGTGTCTGCTTTCTTGGCCTCAGCAGATGTGACCATTGTGTAGGTATCACCCTCCCGCAGGAAGAATCGCGTCGGGAATTTAGCCTTCGCACGATTCAACAGACCGGCGCGGATATCGGCCTCATCCTGTTCGGTTACCTTTTCGGGGAAGGTAGGTACGATAGCGACGATAGCCATTACTGCGTCGATAAGTGAGTCGGCAGAGTCATAGGCTTTTTCTGCAGCGGTAATAAGTTTAGCGTTAGACATGATGTAGTCTCCGATTGTGTGAACGGGGTGCGATATTGCAACCCGTGAGTTACTTATAGGGTAACGCAATGCGTAAATCAAGTTCCACCTATGGGGGGAAAGGCTATCAGGCCCGACCCTACCCCATCCCGCCCACCCGCTGCTGTTTGGGACTCCGGCCAACCCCCCATACCCCTGAATTCGCACAAACCACTTCACAAATTTTGACCCCCCACCCCTACTGTATAGAAACCCACCCCCTTTTCTTTTTGGTACCATGCTGTTTTTATATATAGTTATATGAACGTGGACGCATTCGTACCTGACATAGAAGAGGGCATACCTCTGCCAAGCAATGCTTTGGAAGCGTTGCCAGACTTGACATCGACCGAAGAGATTGAAATGCGTGCCAAAACCATTAAGTTCTTCTCGGACTTGAGCGGGATTCTGATTGAGCCAAACAAAGACCAGCAGTTAGCCGCTGCTGATTTAGCACATCAAATGGTGCATGACCCCAAGATCAAACATGACTTTGCCAAATACCCCAACGAAACCATCGCTTTTCTGGCAGGTCTTGTTGCTAAAACCAACCATGCCCTCGTTGAAGACCTTGCCACGCTTAAAAATTACGTCATAACGAACCTCGTTAAAGAGATTGAGATGACGAGTGACAGCAAACTTCGCGTGCAGGCGTTGAAGACGCTGGGCGAAGTAGACGGGATCGACGCTTTCAAGAAGCGAAGCGAGGTCACACACGTGATCAAGCCCATCGAAGAGGTCGAAAAAGAACTCATTCAGGTTATATCTGTGCTAGAGAACGTTGAATACCACGTTGTAGATGGCGAGAATGCAGCAGATAACGCCTGAAGGGTTGCAGAAACTGCGACTAGCCCTGCCAACAATGCCTGAAAAGGAGAAGCGGCGCATCGCTGACCTCCTAAAACAGTACCAGAATCAACTGACGCAGCGTTTAGGCAAGGATTCCTTCTTAGATTTCATTACCCACGTATATCCCGGCTACAAAGTCGGGCCTCACCATCAAAAATTGGCTAGGATTTTCGAGGAAATTGCAGAGGGCAAGAAAAAACGGGTCATCGTTAACATCGCCCCGCGTCATGGTAAGAGCGAGATGATCTCCTACCTCGCTCCAGCGTGGTTTTTAGGCAAATTTCCGCAGAAAAAGGTCATCATGGCCTCTCACACTGCAGACCTTGCCGTGAATTTCGGGCGTCGAGTCAGAAACCTAGTTGGATCGGAGCCTTATCGTGAGATTTTTCCGGGCGTGGCTCTCCAAGTTGACAGCAAGTCTGCTTCTCGTTGGGGTACGAATTTTAACGGTGAGTACTTCGCTATTGGCGTTGGCGGCGCTCTTGCTGGCCGTGGTGCCGATCTCTTTATTATTGATGATCCTCACTCTGAACAGGAGGCTAAGCAGGGTCGTGCGGACGTATTTGAGCCAGCATGGGAGTGGTTCCAGTCAGGCCCGGTCCAACGACTGATGCCGGGTGGTGCAATCATCGTGGTTATGACCCGGTGGTCGAAGATGGACCTGACCGGCAAGATCGTGGACCACATGACCCGCGAAGAAGACGCGGAGGAGTGGGAGGTCGTCGAGTTCCCAGCGATCCTGAACGACAAACCGCTCTGGCCTGAGTTCTGGAGTATCGAGGAGTTGCTGGCTAAGAAAGCCAGCATGGATGTGCGGTACTGGCAGGCCCAGTACATGCAGCAGCCGACCTCCGAAGAGGGGGCGCTCATCAAGCGGGAGTGGTGGCGGGTCTGGGAGAAGGAAGACCCACCCCACTGTGAGCACATCATCTTGTCGCTTGACGCTGCCCAAGAGAAGAACAACCGGTCAGACTACAACGCCTTGTTGACTTGGGGCGTGTTTTTCAACGAAGAGACTAAAAACTACAACATTATCCTGTTGAACGCCATCAAGCAGCGGTTGGAGTTCCCTGAACTGAAAGCCCTCGTACTTGAGGAGTACAAAAGTTGGCAACCGGACTCGTTTATCGTGGAAAAGAAGTCCAATGGTGCGGCGCTTTATCAAGAGTTCCGTCGCATGGGCGTGCCGATTAGTGAGTTCACGCCGGGTAAGGGGCAGGACAAGATCAGCCGCGTAAATGCCGTATCTGACCTGTTTTCTTCAGGTATAGTCTGGTCGCCTGACCGGCGTTGGGCGCATGAAGTTATTGAGGAATGTAATGATTTCCCCTCTGGCCGAAATGACGACTTGGTTGACGCCACTACCTTGGCTCTCATGAGGTTTAGGCAGGGCGGGTTTCTCCGCTTGCCCAATGATGAGCCAGAACCGACACGGTGGTTCAAGAATCGTCGCGGTGCTGGATACTATTAGGAGAATCTAAATGGCCGTCGATAAAAGTTTGATGCAGGCTCCGCAGGGTCTTGAAGCACTTGCTGCTCCTGAACCGATTGAAATCGTGATTGAAGACCCTGAAAGCGTGGCTATCGGGGTTGATGGCATGGTGGTCGAAATGGTTAAAGACGACCCACGTGCCGAGGATTTTGATGCCAACCTCGCTGACTTCATGAGTGAAGGCGAACTTGGGTCGCTTTCTGGCGAGTTGATCGGCCAGTATGAGCAAGACCTTGCTTCGCGTAAGGATTGGCTTGATACCTACGTCAAGGGCTTGAAGATCCTAGGGATCAGGTATGAAGAGCGTACGGAGCCGTGGCCGGGCGCGTGTGGCGTGTTCCACCCCCTCCTCATGGAGTCGGCGGTCAAGTTTCAGTCCGAGACCATCATGGAGACTTTCCCGGCGGCAGGGCCGGTCAAGACCAAGATCATTGGTAAGGAGACCTCGGAGAAGAAAGCCTCCGCCATCCGTGTCTCGGATGACATGAACTATCAGTTGACCGAGGTGATGAAGGAGTACCGCCCTGAGCACGAGCGGATGCTGCTCAGCCTCGCCTTGGCAGGTAACGCCTTCAAGAAGGTCTACTTCGACCCCAGCCTTGACCGTCAGACTGCGATCTATATCCCGGCTGAAGACATCATCGTGCCGTATGGCGCGGCGAATCTGGAGGGTGCTGAACGTGTTACGCATCGGATGCGTAAGACGAAGAACGAACTGATCAAACTGCAGTACGCAGGGTTCTATCGGGACATTGACTTGGGCGACCCGGTTCGCACGATGGACGAGGTAGAGAAGCAAAAGGCTGAAGATCAAGGCTTCTCAGCCACGATGGACGACAGGTTTCAGTTGCTTGAGATGCACGTGAGCATCGACCTGCCGGGTTATCCCGATGTCGATAAGGACAACAACGAGACAGGGATTGCGTTGCCGTATGTGGTGACGATTGAGAAGGGGACAGGGACGGTTCTGGCGATTAGGCGGAACTGGAACGAAGATGACAAACTCAAATCAAAGCGACAGCACTTTGTGCATTATGGGTATATCCCCGGCTTTGGCTTCTATTATTTCGGACTTATCCACCTTATCGGCGGTCACTCTAAGGCGGCAACCTCCCTCCTTCGTCAACTTATCGACGCAGGAACTCTTAGCAATCTTCCGGGTGGTCTCAAGTCACGTGGCCTGCGTATCAAGGGAGACGACACCCCCATCGCTCCCGGCGAGTGGCGAGACGTAGATGTACCCTCGGGTGCGGTACGCGACAACATCCTGCCGCTGCCGTACAAGGAACCTAGCCAAACGCTTGCCATGCTGATGGACAAGGTGGTCGAGGATGGCCGTCGTTTCGCTGCGGTGTCAGATCTGAAGATCTCTGACATGTCCTCGCAGGCTCCGGTCGGCACGACCCTTGCTGTGCTTGAGCGTGTCCTCAAGGTCATGACGGCGGTTCAGGCCCGCATCTATTACACGATGAAGCAGGAGTTCAAACTCCTCGCTGCGATCATCCGCGACAACACCCCGGATGAGTATTCGTACGAACCAGAGGTCGGTGATCGCAAGGCTAAGAAGGCTGACTACGATGATGTGGATGTCATCCCGGTCAGTGACCCGAACGCGGCCACGATGTCGCAGAAGATCGTGCAGTATCAAGCCGTGCTGCAGTTGAGCCAGTCTGCTCCCGCCATCTATGACATGCCGTATTTGCATCGGCAGATGATTGAGACGCTTGGCGTTAAGAACGCTGAGAAGATCATTCCGAATCTAGATGACATGAAGCCCCGCGATCCGGTAACCGAGAACATGGACATCATGACGGGCAAACCCGCCAAAGCGTTCATCTATCAGGACCACGAAGCGCATCTGCAGGTTCACTTGTCGGCTATCCAAGACCCAAAGTTGCGGGAGATGATCGGTCAGAACCCGAAGGCGCAGGAGATCATGGGCGCTGCGATGGCGCACATCATGGAGCACGTAGCCTTCCAATATCGCCGTGAGATTGAGAAGCAGTTGGGCGCTTCGCTTCCGCCCCCGCCGAAAGATAAAGACGATAAGGAGATGGTGTTGCCAGAGGCTGTCGAGATTGAGATATCTCGCCTTGCCGCACAGGCTGCAGCCAAACTGCTCCAAAAGGATGTGCAGGAGGCTCAAGCCAAACAGGCCCAGCAACAGGCTCAAGACCCCATCATTCAGATGCAGCAGATGGAGTTGCAACTTCGCCAGCAGGAACTACAACTCAAGGCGCAGCAGATCCAGATGGAGGCTCAGAACAAACAGACAGAACTGCAACTTGAGGCACAACTCAAACAGGCAGAACTGCAGCGCAAACAGCAAGAGATGCAGATCATGGCGGCGACCAAGGCCGATGAACTCGACCTTCGCAAACAAGAGATCGCCAACAGGACGCAGATCGATGCTGCACGACTCGGTGTGGATGTTCAGAAGCACAAGACCGGGCTGTCTGCTAAGCAGCAGGAAGCAGGGGTGCGTATGGGTATCGACATCGCAAAAACCAGAGACGCAGCCATGCGGGCTGCGCTACGACCGCCGAAAGGTGCAAAGGAGGAGTAAATGTCCTATTCAAACGCTCTGGAGTACTTGGACTCAAAACTCCAAGAAGAGCGCATGTTGATCGTAGACACCCTTATCCAAGGCAAATTGGACGAAGGTGAATACAAACGTCTTTGCGGGGTATTACAGGGTCTTGAACTCGCAAAGAACCACATAAAAGACCTTGCAAAACGCTTGGAGCGCGACGATGAGTAGCATCAATGTAGAGAAGACACAGGAAGAAGCCACCAAGGCCAAACTCCTGCCAGAACCGAAAGGCTACCGAATCCTGTGTGCCGTGCCACACGTGGAGGAGGAGTACGAAGGCGGCATCATCAAGGCCGAGGATACCAAGAAGGTCGAGGAGCAGACGACGGTCGTCCTGTTCGTCGTCAAATTGGGAGACCTCGCCTACAAGGATGAGACCCGCTTCCCGACCGGTGCGTGGTGTAAGGAGGGGGATTTTGTGCTGACACGACCCTATTCCGGCACCCGCGTGGTCATCCACGGACGTGAGTTTCGCATCATCAACGACGACACGGTGGAAGCGGTGGTTGAAGACCCCCGTGGCATCCGTCGCGCATAGGAGTAATTTATGGCTACTGAACAAACCGAGTTCAAATTTCCTGATGAAATTGAGTCAGAAAAAACTCAATCAAAACAGGAGTTTAACGACGAAATTGAAGTAAAGGTTGAGGATGACACACCCGAGGAAGACCGAGGTCGTAAGCCACTGCCTAAAGAGGTAGTTAACGATTTGGAGAATGACGACCTTGAGGAGTATTCCGATAAGGTCAAAAAGCGTCTTGGTCAGATGAAAAAGGCGTGGCATGACGAGCGCCGCGAAAAAGAGCGTGCAGCGCGGGAGCGGGAAGAAACCTACCGTTTTGCCCAAGCCCAGATGGAGGAGAACCGTCGCCTCAAACAACGTCTTGGGGTGGGGGAGAGAGCCTTTGTTAATGAGATGACTAAGGCGGCTAATACCGACCTAGGTGTAGCGAAAGATAAACTAAAGACTGCTTATGAGTCTGGCGATGCTGAGCAAATCGCCGTTGCTCAAGAAATGCTGACTGATGCAAAACTCAAGTTGCAACAGTTCGCCCGGTTCCAGCCTGCTTTACAACAGCAGGATTCAGGAGTACAAGTAAACCAACAGGTACCGACGTTACCTACGTATTCGGCTCCAGTCATTGACCAAAAGGCCGAGGCTTGGAAGCAAAAAAATACGTGGTTTAACGTGGACGAGGAGATGACTGCCCTTGCGCTCGGCCTGCATGAAAAATTAGTCCGGTCTGGTGTAGATCCGCGTAGCGATGATTATTACCGCCGAGTTGACGAGACAATGAGGAAGCGATTCCCCGAGGCGTTTGACAACGATGAAGGGGATACCGTGACTCAAACGAGGGAGCCTGATAAGCCCTCTCGCACAAAACCAGCCAATGTAGTGGCTCCGGTAACGCGGGGAACCGCGCCGCGTCAGGTACGCCTGACACCGACTCAAGTTGCTATTGCCAAGAAATTGGGCCTGAGCAATGAACAGTACGCAAAAGAACTTATGAAACTGGAGGCTAACTAAAATGGCTGAGAATAGACTCGCACGTGAACTCGAAAATCGGGAATCCGCACAGCGCAAAATGGATTGGAAACCCCCTCAGACGCTCCCTGAACCGGAGCCGCAAGATGGTTGGGTCTTCCGCTGGATACGGACTAGTATTATGGGTCAGGCCGATCCCTCTAATACAGCCGCAAAATTTCGGGAAGGTTGGGAGCCTGTAAAGGTTTCTGAACAGCCTAAATTGATGATGCAAGCCGATCCTAATGGACGTTTCAAAGACAACATTGAGATCGGCGGGTTGTTGTTGTGTAAGGCTCCGGCTGAACTAATGCAGCAGCGTGAGGACTATTACGCTAAGCAAGCAAAGGCTCAGTTGCAGTCTGTGGACAACAACTTTATGAGGCTGAACGATGAGCGTATGCCCCTCTTCAGTGAGAAGAAGACTACGGTCTCGTTTGGCAAAGGCAAATAACTTCTTTTTTGGAGTAACTAATGGCATATCCTACTGTTGACAAGCCGTATGGCTTGAAGCCGATCAACTTGATCGGCGGGCAGGTGTTTGCCGGGGCAACTCGCCAGCGTCGTATTGCGTCCAGTGCTGCGAGCATTGGCTACGGCGATCCGGTTCAGTTGACTTCGAGCGGCACTATTTCTGTTTCCACCTCGACGACGACGCCCCCGGACGCTGGCTTTGCCGGTGTGTTCTTGGGCTGCTCGTTCGTGTCCAC